TCTTTGATTCGTGGTGCTTGTCAACTAAAGCCGCAATGTTATTATCTGGTTCGGGAATCTTCATTGGTTCTCTCCTTGATTGACATTTGCCCCGACCTTCAACAGTCGGGGCTTTTTTTTAAGGTGGGGGTACTCGCTGCACTGTTTGCAACACGGTAATCCGAATTGCGTGACGCGGGTTGCGACACCAGCATCCGCTTTTCCCCCGAAACTTACTTCTTAGCCCAAGGTGGCGCTGCCTTACCCGTGGCGGCTGGCGCAGAGGCTGGTGCTGCTGTAGCTGTTGGCGCTACGCTTCCAGACACCGACTTAAAGCCCCGCACCTCGTTACTTGCGCCATACTGTGCGTCCTGCTTGATGTCCAGCTTGATGCTGATCTGACCGCCAATCAATTGATCAGTGTCGGCAACCTTCGCTAGCCCAATCGCACGCATGATCTCGCCTAACTGTTGGCGTCCGATCTCCTCGGCCTTTGGGTTGGCGTTCTTGATGTTGAGGTTGCCAAACACGACACGACCTTGGTGGCTCGGGCCAGTGATGTCATAGCGCAGCTTGATGTACTGACCATTGCCAGCCTTGGTATCTTTTAGCTCGGCTTGCGAGATGGTGCATGTGTACCAACCAGCAGGCAGCGGTTCAAAGTTGCCAGCGTTGCCAACAGGTAACTCGTTAACGTCAAAAGTCTCGGTGAGAAAAGCCATGATAATTATTCCTTAATGGTGATTTTGAAAGAGGGACGGCCAGGCTTGGCCGTAATAGCACCAGCCAAATGCTTGGTGATTGTTTCATCTGCTGATTTCCAGAGCGTCAGGTTTAGCTCTGGCTTCCAGCGGAACAAGGTCGCCAGATGCTCGGTCAGTCCTGACTCGGTAGCCAGCATCTGCAACTTCTCCGAATCAACCTTGCGGTCAATGCGGCCTGAGATTTTGACCACATAGCCATCTGGCTCTGCTGTCTCAGTAGACTCAAAGGCATCAGGCAATCGCAGGGCTTTAACAATCTGGTCTTCAATCTTGCGGCGCTCAACTACCGTGCGCTCCTCAAGAGCTTTGTAGCGCAGCCAATCTGCGCTTAGGGTTTCTAGGTCGCTCATAGTTCCCTCGCATTCAACATAGCCTCAGCCATACGATAAGAAGCAAGCGCAACTTCATCATCAGTTATTTCTGAATCTGAACTTATTGTTTCGGCCATGATCAATTGCATGGCCTTAGACGCAAAGTAATCCCGCAATGTCATGCCCTCATGGCCGTTGTAATGAACAGGAAATGCTTGATCGTGTTTCATGCCTTGCCCCCGATCTTCTCAATGATTGCGCCAAGGTCTGGCGCTTCCCAAGCCTCCAGCTTGCCCGACCTGTCCTTGGCCAACCAGAGGCCATCCGAATCGCACATCAGTGCGCGTTGCGTTACGCCTTCGGCATCGCGCTCGACTCGCAGTGCGAGTACCTCATCAAAGAAGTAAGGCAAGCCTTGGGTCAGGCTCTTGCCTGGCATTCCTGGGTTGTAAAGCATCTTGCCCATCTCGTCCGTGCTTTTTTCCAACTTGGCGCTCATGTAGACGTGCTTGCCTGGCAAGTCACGAAAGGCGCGGATCAACTCCTGCATAGTGGTGTTCATCTCACCATAAGCTGCGCGGCCATCTTTGGACTTCTTCATCTCAAAGGCCAGAACCACCTCGGCCACCTCGCTGATTGAGTCAAGCGCCACAGACTGAAAGCCTGATGCCTCCTTGCTGTCCTTGCACCATGTAAACGCCTCGCGCAAGTCGTCCATTGACGCAATCTCGATGTAAGGCAGATCAGCGTCTTGGATAGACAACAAGCCGCCCTCAGCACTCAGCACAATCACATTGGGCAGCGTCTTGATCAGCGTGGTCTTGCCTGACCCTGCTGCTCCATACACCAACAACTTCACCCCATTGGCGGTTAGACCACCTGTTGACTTCAGATTGATAGCCATCTTGGCTCTCCTTGTTTTTCACCCACTTCAGGAAATCTGTTCTGGGTGCGCTTGCATCATAAACATAAAACAGGCTATGATGCAAGCGTTCCCGCAAAAATATTTTCACAGGTGCAAATTATGATGACTATCGAGCAGATTAAACAACGACTTGAGGATGCCAATCTCAAGAGGGTGGCTGAGAATGCAGGCGTGCATCCGGCCACGGTTTACCGCTTCATGCAAGAGGAGTCCAAGCCTTTGTACGAAACGGTCAAGGCTTTGAGCGATTACCTGACAAAGCAGGCGGTGACGCATGGCTAGTCTAGAAAATGTCCTCGGTGGCCCGTGGTCACCGTCCCCTGAGAAGCTGGTCGCTCCCCCTGAAGCGCAACTTATAGACGCCATGCGTGCTGCGGGGCTGGAGCCACCAGATCAAATCCACTTTGACGGCAAGATTCACCGCTTTCGCTCGGGCACCAAGGGCTCACCAGGCCACGGTGACAAGCCTGGCTGGTATTTGGTCTTTGGCGATGGCATTCCTGCGGGGCGTTTTGGGTGCTGGCGTGCAGGTCTTGAATTTACTTTTCGGGCTGACATTGGCCGCAAGCTCACTCAGACCGAGGAAATGTCCAATGCCAAGCGTCTTGCCGAGGCCAAGGCACTGCGGGACGCCGCCATCGAGCGCCAACATCAAGTCGCCAGCGAGACTGTCGAGAAAATCTGGACAACAGCCAATCCCGCAATTGTTGAACACCCCTACCTAGCCAAAAAGGGCATTGGTGTTCACGGCGCACGAATTACAGGTGATGGCCGGTTGATGGTGCCTTTGTACGATGCAGACGGCACATTGTCCAGCTTGCAGTACATTGACCACGAAGGCGGCAAGTTGTACCACGCTGGCGGTCAAACTGGTGGCAAGTTCTGGGTGGTAGGCTCATCAGATGAGCCTGGCACGCTGTACGTGGCCGAGGGCTTTGCCACCGCTGCCACTATTTTTGAGGCTACCAACCGGCCTTGCGTAGTAGCCTACAGCGCCAGCAACTTGGTGCCAGTGACCGGCAGTTTGCGAGAAAAGCACGGCATTATGCAAGATATTGTGATTGTGGCTGACCATGACCAATCGGGCGTTGGTCAACGTTATGCAGAACAAGCATCAGCCAAGTATGGCGCACGCATGGTGATGCCCCCGATTTTCGGTGATGCCAACGATTATGCCCAAGCGGGGCACAATTTAGCGGCACTGCTCATGCCACCAGCAAATGACTGGCTCATCCCCGCAGACGAGTTTTCAGCCCAACCCAGCCCCATTTCATGGCTGGTCAAGCGTTGGATTCAGTCCCAAGCCTTAGTCATGGTTCACGGCCCGTCAGGCGGCGGCAAGACCTTTGTGGTGCTAGATTGGTGCCTACGCATGGCAAGCGGCATAGAAATCTGGGCAGGCCACAAGGTACGCCAGGGCAATGTGGTTTATCTGGCCGGTGAAGGCCACCACGGCCTGCGAGGTAGGGTAGCAGCATGGAAGCACCACAACAAGGCCGGAAAGCTCAATATGTGGCTATCTAAGGACGGCTGTGACCTTAACACCCCCATCGGTTACCTCAAGGTAGTAGAACAGGTCAGGATGCTCAAAGACCGGCCAAGCGTGATAGTGGTCGATACCCTGCACCGATTCTTAGCTGGTGACGAAAACAGCGCCCAAGACGCCAAGACCATGCTAGACGCCTGCAATGCCCTGATGATGGAGTTTGACTGCTCAGTCATCCTAGTCCACCACACAGGCGTGTCAGACGAGGCTCAACACCGTGCCCGAGGCTCAAGCGCGTGGCGAGGCGCTTTGGATATAGAGATCAGCATCGTGCCAGGCAAGGATGACCAGCCCATGCAAATCGTTCAGCGCAAGTCTAAAGACGCTGAATTGGCCGAAACCGTGTTCGTAGAACTCCAACAAGTGACCATCCCCGCATGGTATGACGAGGACAACCAACCCGTCACCAGCGCAGTCATTGTCCAAGCCCAGACCCCCATTGCCACCAAAAAAGACAGCAAAATCGATAGCCACCGCAAAGCCTTTGAGAACGCTTGGTGGGGCACTGGCGCTGAAATTCGTGATGGCCTGCCCTACGTAAGTCGGTCAGCATTGAAGGACAAACTGGCCTCAGATGGGCGCAAACCACGCACCATTGAGAACGATTTGAGCGCAGCATATCCAGATAAATTGATCGGTGCGCTCATCGTTTCTGAGATCATTAGTCCGCTTGAGCATGGCTGGATTGTGGTGGACGAGGTGCAATCGAGCGCCATGTTGGTGCGAAAAGGTGGGTGATTTTAAGCCCCCTAGCCCCCTGAAGTCCCCTTTAGGGGGATTGAGGGTTAGGGGGCAAAACGCTCGAAAAGCCCCCTCCCCTCCCCTCACACCCTTTAGGGTGAGGGGGTTAGGGGGCATCGATGCGGCGAGGATTTGGGGTGAAGTTATAAATTTGGAAGTGAGCAAGGACTAACATGGAAAAAGATGTTTTGGAAATGGCGGTGGCTAAACATGCTGGCGGTAGGCCAACGACTTTTGGGATTGATCATCCGTGCTGGATGACGATGTGCCAAGACATTAGCCAGGGCAAGAGCTTAAGCACTTCGCTCAAAGCTGATGGAATGCCGTCTTATGTGCTTGTCATGGCGATGATTAAAAAAGATGTGGCGTTTCGAGCTATGTACGAAAAGGCCATCGAGGATCGGGCTGATCGTCTCGCTGAGGAAATACTGGAGCTGGCTGATGAAGCCATCCCAGCGCATCTTGATGGGCCTTCAAAAAGCGCTCT